AAAACGCGCTTCGGCGTTTATCCATTTTTGTTCATTGTCGCGAAGGATGGCTTGTTTTAGGACTTCGTCTTTCGGTACCCACGGCCTTTCTTTGTTGCTTTTTTTGATTTCTTCTGCATACAGCTCTTGCAGAGACGCGGCATAGTCTTTCTCTCCTTGTCCAGAACTTTTGTCTGATCCTGTAATTTTCTTTCGTAGCTTGCCGCGCAAATAGCGGCCAAGAGGAACAATTTTTTTTCCAACTCTGATAGCGCCTGGCACGTCTTGCAGTAACTCAATTTCTTTTAGTCCTTCGTCTGTGTAAAGAGCGTCGGCCAGGTTTTGGGCTGCTCCTCCTCCGATTCCGTAGGGGCGGCGGGAGCTTCGCATGAATTCGGGCTTTCGGTCGGCGAGACGGGGGTCGTCGTCTTTGACCATTTTTTTTGTAACGTATTTTGCGACATAGTCGCAATACTGAGGGGTAAGAGATCGAACGTCAACGTCGCCTTTCCGCCAGACGGCGGGTAAAATATCAGAGGCTTCGAGGGAAAGTCCGAAGATAACGGCATGTATATGCGGACGCCCGTAGCGGTCGCCGTATTCTCCCACAAGATAGAAGCGGTAGGGTACGCCTTTGCATCGTGCGTGAAGGTTCGCAATAAAGCGCTTACCATGGAGCGGAACGAGGGTCGGGAGACCGGAAGGAGCTCTTGGGAGGTTTCGGTCGTTGTAGGTGAGGGTAACGAAGACTGATTTTTCATGCTGAGAGGCCTCCAGTTTTAGGCGAGTTGCCCATATTCTACGATCATTTATACGGCAAGGAAGACAGTTGTGACAAGGACAAGGAACGCCTTTTTTGTTGATAAAGGGCTTGCGACACATCATTTTTTGTGCGCCTCGCGAAAACGCTGAAGGCGCATACGTTGTTTGAAAGAAGGACCGTAATCGGGAAGGTAGGCTTGATCGACGTGGCTCCAGGACCATTTTTTAGCGCCACGAGGAAGAGCGGAGTCAGGGGGACGGGGGCCTGCGCCTACATTGGGCAGGATGTTGTTGCGCCAAGCGTGCATGGACTCCTGAATCATATTATCTTCGATGCGGTTTTTTACGTCCATGGAGGGAACGGGCGCTAGGCCGCCTGTGGAGGTCATAGCCCAGCCGACCTCCGGTACGGCACCGGGCTCAGACCATGGGCGGCCAGGGGCAGTGGCGGTGCGTTCAAGTGGCTTCGTGTTGATCAGCCCAGAGTTGCCTTGACCGGGTATAAAGTTTGAGGATCCGGGGGCAGCTGGCGAGGGTAATTGCAGCTGGCGCAGCTGCTCGGCCTTAAGTAGGTTATCCAGCTCGCGGCTTCCAAGTTCGGCCTTCGCAATGGAGAGATTGAGCGCTTGCATCTCACGCTCCTCGCCGGTGCGAGTCACGGAGATAGCTCGCGAGATATTCTGACCCATTTGACCTGCAAGGTCGTAGTCAGAAGGAGAAGAGTTGCCGGACGAATAAGACTGAGGAGAGTAAGAAGACCCGGCGGCGCCAAGAGCATACGCTGGATGAAGTCCGGCAGATTTGGCGTCGTTTACGCGCCATTGAATTGAGTTTTGAGCGAACTCCTTTTGGCGAGAGTACTCTCGCTCGTTCGCAGCGGCCTCGGCCGCGGCCTCCTGATCACGGAGATTTTTGGCGTCGCGGCCAGTGTTTACGCCTTGGGCTACTGATTGGCCGGCGAGCGCGCCGGCGGGGCCCCCAAGAAGGGCCCCGCCGACAGTGAGAGTAACAGGCGCGACTCGGTCGCGCCAGACATTGGCAATGTTTTTAAGAAAGCCCATTACATCCTCGTGCCGATTTTACGGCGAAGTGGAGTCATGGACTTATTCCGCCTGCGGCGCGAGCGGCGCGAGCGGCGTGGACGGCGTGGACGACGAATACGAGAACGGCGACGGCGAAAAGCCATATTTATTTTCTCCTTTTTCTACAGTGTACGTAGGACTCATTCGTAAATACAGGGGTTTTTTGTCCTCCGGATCCTCCAGTAATCCGGAGAGCGTGCAACACCTCTCGGCGTTCCGAGCGGCGTTCACAAACGCTGCGGCCTGCGGACTGAGTCGAATTTTTTCTCGGCCGAGCTTGAGGGGTACGAGGGGCCACGTCAACGTAAGTTGGGTGAGGGCTGGCCCTTGATGGAAGTGCATGTTGAGCCCGCTTACGGTACTCAAGTACGCGCCTGATCTCAACAGGACGCGTGAAAGGGGGAGTAACAAGATTTGGTAGACTAGGTGCATCATATGTGGTACTCCAGGATGTGAATTTATAGGGTGCAAACCGAATCGAGCGTGATGAATCGGAGACATGGGCAGGCGTAGTACGGCGCAGACGGGGTCTAGAATCTCTGGATTCGCGGCGGCTACGCTTGCCCATTTCAGTCTCCTTTACACTCGATCAGTTAGCACAGTAGGTCTCGAGAGGACCTACTAATTTTCCGCAAGTTTAGGCGGTGTTGGTTGAGGATTTCCCTCAACTTTATTTTTTTGCTTCGCTTTCCGCTCAGCCTTCATTGCTGCGCTGAGTTGTGAGTGAGCCTCCTTTTCAAGATCGGCCAGGCGTGTTTGCTCCTTTTGCATGACGAAGTCGCCAAGCTGTTCGTTATACACCATTTCATGAGGAGACGTCCCGAAGTCATCGGACTCGTCCTCAGAATAGTCATTATACTCGTCAAACGTCTCAAGGCCGGCCGAATGGGCCGCCTCTGATACCTCCCTACGAACGGCTCGCGAAACGAGCTGCTCGAGCGACAGGGGCTGGTGGAGGCCGGCTACCGGAAGAGACTTCCTTTTGCCTGTGGTGACCTTCTCAACTGCGTTACGAAAGGTACGTAAAACTTTTTTCATATGATCCTCGCAATGCCGACGGGGGCGACGGCTCGTTTAGCTACCACGTGGTTGATGACCTTCATGTAAAGCTGGTCATCGGCAGGGGTTGAGTACACGCGATCTGTTGGATCGCATTTGATGAAGTCCTCGTCAAGGTCTGGGCGCGTAGGAAAGATGCGCCCCATATGCCAATCGGCCTCAGTAGAACGAAATTTGCCGTGGACGGTAGAACGAGAACGACGGAGCTCGTCGTAGCGATCCTGGTAGCCCCAGACATCAAGATTGGTGGTGCCGACTCCGCCGACGGTGACCTTCACCTCGGCAGCGCGGATTTCCTGTTGACCGATGTGTTGAAGTTCCTTTTGGAAGATATCGTATTTATTATTGTAAAGCCAATGACGCTCAATGCCGTTTGCGTAGAGGGTGCGCGGCTTTACGTAGAGGAAAGAGATCATATACCCGTGCTCCTCAAAGAACCTACGGAAGCGGTTGGAACGCATGGTGCCGATGCCGTGGCCGTAAAGAGAAGCTACGCCTTGGTCCTCGGAAGTGCCCTCATCGGAGTTGGGTGCGGTTTGAAGGACCTCAGAGAATTGGAGGGGGCGTTTCCCGCCACCAAGATATTCAGGTCGATTAAGACGACCGTCAGAAGGACGAATACCAAGATAGCGAAGATAGTCAGCGTAATCACTGCCCCACTGACCACGAGCTTCCTGAAAACGTTGGAGCGCCAGAGTGCGGCGAAGAGTGATGACATCGATCCCAGTGGCCTCCTCAAGAAGAGCTTGAATGTTCATATACCCAGCGCGATCGGGGTTTTCCTCGGCATAGACCGTGGAGCTCGCATTACCTGCGTTGATCCCGGAATAGGAGGCGTAGGTGCGAGAATTTCCGTCGGACTCGTAGAGGGTTGGAGACGTGGTACCAGAAAAGGTCTGATTTTGCTTGCCAAGACCGGTAACGGGTGCAGTACCGGCAAGGGGGATGGTGACCGGATCACCAAGTTGAGGAGAATCGGAGGCGGTGGTGAAATAGTCTTTCTCCCAGGCAATGGTGGGAAGAGTGCGGTCAGTGGTGGTGTCGTTTCCAGAGGTGGTGGCGATCACACGCTCTGTTTGAAAGCGTTTATCGCGGTAATTATAATTCCAAATGCGATTTACCGCACGGAATGGAAGAGCGGAGTGTTTATAGTCTGCGACGCCGGTTTCGAGACCAAGGTAATCGCCGAGAGATTTCTCGGCATATCCTGTCGAGGCTGGGGCGAGCATATAGGGGTACTCGGGCATGGCGTTTCCATCCTCGCCGCCAGTAATAAAGTCTTCTGCGTCCTGCCAGATTTGGCGAAGGGGGACCCACCAATGGTGAACCTTCATTTCGACGGAGGAGAGAATGGGTTTTTGAAGAGGGGATACCCGGGTGAATACGTCGGAATAGGCTTGAACAGAGTCGCCTGGGTTGATGAAAAGGCAGTTGATGGGAACGAGGAACCCCTGATTCGCGGTCAAAAGCCGCTGGTTGGAGAGGTTGTGTTTATATCGCTTCATAGCTTTCCCTTTTTTGCAAAGATTTTAAAACGCGCTTCGGCGTTTATCCATTTTTGTTCATTGTCGCGAAGGATGGCTTGTTTTAGGACTTCGTCTTTCGGTACCCACGGCCTTTCTTTGTTGCTTTTTTTGATTTCTTCTGCATAC